CAGTGCCCTACGGCGACTGCAATGTATTCCACGTGTTCGACGGCAAGTACTACTGTGAAATCAGGGATCCAGCGGCGACCTACAACAGGTCAGCATTTTAACGAGATCGCGAAGCGGCGGTGCAAATTTTTTAGCCGTGAAACGGCAGCGGTAAAATCCTAGCTGATCCTAAGTCTAAATCCACTGGATTAGTCCGCCTAGAGAGTCAGACTAATCAGCGGGCTATAAATAATACTAATGATAACACTCGTAAAGGACACACTATGTTAACCACAGAAACCATATATACAGTCTATGCCTATAGTCCCTCACAAAATCAAGAAATACGCCGAGTTGAGCTGGCTGATCCGCATAAACGACTCACAGAAGCTGAAGCGCTGACTACAGCAGAGTTTTGGGCTATTACACAAAATGCCGCTGGTAGTCTGGGCGCACATGATTGGCAACCCAGAGTTAAGTTAGAAACAGTTGGATTGGGCACGATTCCACAGATCAAGTAAACAACTGCTATGACCGAGCAAGCCCTAGTTGATTATGTGCTAGAACGTGTGCGCACTCTATATCCCACATTCACACACGAACAACAGTTGGCCTATGCACTTGGGTTCTTAGCCGCACAAGTGTCAATGGCCGTCAATGATGATAACCGGTATTACTATCGCGTAAAATCAGCATTAAACAAGGACATGTAACATGAGCAACGGACATATAGCAATAGCACTGGTCATAGCTACAGTCTTATGGGTAGCAGTCTATATACTACTAGCACACTAGACTACAGTAGTTCATAGTTTACCGCTGGTACTTCGTACTGCGCTCAGACCGGAACCGATAGTAACGAGTCTTGTAGTACAATACTAAAGCACACACTGGCATGTGTGCTTTTCTTTTATTCTTTTATCTACGAGCGCCCTTAGACACAATCCAATTGATGACAACAACTGCTGTGACTATGTAGACTACATAGAGTAGGTGTGCTGGTGTTGATAGTGTTACAAGCATTGTGGCCCCGCTGTTAGAGTATGTGTATAGAACTACTGCCATTGCTACTGGACGAGCCGCTAGAGTTCTACTTGAATAGCTAACAGTATATAGGATAAGTGTAGAACACAGCAAGAGTTTTGAGCTAATACACATACAGGCCCCGCTGTTAAGGCCGTACATAGAGGGTGGATTTACGTGTAGGCCCCGCTGTTACATGTAACATGGGAGTAACCATTTACGCTATGCCTCTCTGCACCACGGTCCAAAGAATTCTCAACCCTATGCCGCCAGGGTGTCAACCTTGATAGTGGCTCAGTATCGCAATTCTGCCACACTTTATCACACTTTTCTGCACTTTTTGACACTTTTTCAGGACCTTGACCCCTGCGTAGACACCGTAGCGCCGGGTGGTGAGATCTATTTCACACAGAATCACACTATAGATCAGAAATAACCAAGTAAATTTCACGGTGATTAATAGTGTTGACTGTTAAATACTATGTCAACCGTGGAGGTTCATATGACTAATAGCAAAACTCACATACGCTTTCCCACACACGCTGTCTACTGTGAAGTAAAAGATGAGCGCATATACATATTCAAATATGCTGACCATGGCTGTGACTATGAAGTGTTTGAGCAGACCGATCAGCTGGGAGCAAGTGACTATATAGTAGAACCTCTCAATCAAATACACTATCGTGTTAGTTTTCCAGGCGAAGAGTAACGTAAAGTATTAATCCCCGATCTAAATAAGAATTATTCGCATTTGGGCCTGAATCTAAATAAGAATTAGTCGCATTTAGGCAGTAAGTTGGCACTGACTAACTTAGAATCCATCGCGCAGCCTCCACGTCCACCCCGGAATTTTAGTCCTTCGAAGCTATCAGTTTCTACTGGGGCATGTTTCGCTCTCTCAGTATCATTATTATAACGTCTTTTGGGCAGACTGTCAAAGCCATATAGTCTGTAGGGTCTTTATTGAGCGGTTGACTGGTCACTTGTTTTCATGTACAATTAAGACTTAATTAATGCAAAGGAGCGAACCTTGTTTAAATTACTTTCTACAGCGAACCCTAAGATCCAGAAGGGTACTAAGATGGGCTATTTGAGCTTTATCTTGCATCTAGCGCCAGCAGACTTGAGCGGGCGTGAAACTTGCCCTAAACGAACAGCTGGTTGTACAGCGGCTTGCCTTAATACAGCGGGTCGTGGTGGTATGTTCCGTAAGGGTGAGACTACCAATACTATACAGCGAGCTCGTATACGCAAGACCCAGTACTTTTTCAACCGTCGCCAAGACTTCATGTTGGATCTTGTAGCAGACATCCGCAAGGCCATCAAATTCGCAGAACGCAAGGGCTTGACTCCTGTATTCCGACTAAATGGTACTAGTGACTTGAGCTGGGAGAAATACGATGCAGTCCCAGGACAGAACATTTTCGAAATGTTCCCTGGTGTACAGTTCTATGACTATACCAAAGTACTTGGGCGCAAGGTTGCTCAATATCCTAACTATCACCTTACATTCTCTAAGGCAGATGGCAATGACTCTGATGTTGCAGAAGCACTCTTGCAAGGCATGAGCGTGGTGGCAGTATACGATGAGATCCCCCAGGGTGTTCCGTCAGCTGATGAAACAGATCTGCGCTTCTTAGATCCAAAAGGCATCATGTTAGGGCTCAAGGCCAAGGGTCGTGCTAAGAAGGACTCGTCAGGCTTCGTAATCCGTTTGAAGGAGGTTGCATAATGTTAACACCCTTAACTCAGCGCCAGCAGGATCTAATCGTTGCCAATGTACTCCGGGCCGTTAAGGATATCGAGGCACTGAACAAGACAGGCTACAATTTCCTGTATCTAGCATCAGGGTTCATAGCTCATTACAGCATCAACGGATTCAAAGGCTACTACACGAGTCATAGCCTAGAGGCGGACATCCTGGCCAATGCTCGCCAGAACATGTGGCTCAATTTCCATCCTGGAGATCGTGACTATGAGTACTATAGAAGCAAGGCCCAAGTCTACCAGCGCATCCTCGCTGGTATCAACTTCTATAGCCAAAGGGAGTATGCATGATCACCTACTATAAGATTGAAAAGCTGATGGGCCTTAGCAGTGAGGCTCTCATGCGGGCACTGGCTAAGAACGGGCACACGGACACGATCAAAGAAACCAAGTTCCTGGGCATTACTAACGGTCGTCAGTTCTGCTATGAGATCCTGTACTTTGATCCCAAGTTCGGAGAGGATGCCTATACCAAGGTGTTCGTGGACTTGGATACAGATGAGCAGCCCATAGCTGATTTCTAGGGGTTGACAACGGTTGATTTTGGTAGTATAATGTAGTATAGTGAGAGGAGTGGCAGGTGCTTAATACAATTTTAAAATGGAGTGGGTGCGCTAGTACTATTCTAGGCGCACTATGTACAAGTCTAGCATTAGATCCTGCTAATATTATTCTTTTGAATTTAGGGTCTTTACTGTACTTGTGCTGGAGTCTGCGCATTAAAGAGTGGAATCTCGTGGCGGTTAACGGGGGCCTCTTGACAATATATCTGTTAGGTGCTATACTACGTATGTAGTTTAACATTAAGGAGCGAAACTTGAAAACTATCACTACACTTAGAAACGGCAATATCTATCAGATGGACATTACAGAAGCCATTGAGATCGTAGAAGCTTACAAAAGGGTCAACGGTCATCCTGGTATCTTAGAAGCGGTTATGGAGATGGGTGATCTAGTAGCACTAGATGAACTGCCTATCAAGCAGAAGGTTGCCTACAGACGCTTCATGCGAGATATGCAACAATTATTCGCACCCAAGGTTGACGCCTAGTGATTTTGGTGCTATAATACATTTTTAACTAACTAAGGAGCGAAACTTATGTCAGGTATCTACGATCAAGTACAGAATCCAATCCCAAAGACAGGCCTGTTTGCAACCCCAGAGAGCTACGAGCAGTTGATGGAATACTGCCAGCGATTCAATGGTAGCGAGCGCATGATCGCTATCACAGTGGCCACCATGGCCCTGAATCTAGCACATGAGCTGGTTGAGGAGCGGATCCTTTCTAAAGAAGTGTTCTGCGGTTGACATCTAGCCCGAAAGGGCTTATAATTGACTTATAGTAGGTTAACAAGGAGCGAAGATGGGTTACTTTACAGATACAGATTTTGATTCGACACTCGACATGATCGACTGTGTCAACGAGGTTGTAGAGCGCCATGTGCGCCGGATGGAACGATGCACACCAAACGAACTGGGCTTGGACATGCGCTGTGGCCCTGTCTACATTGACAGGGACGAGGAAGTGATTGCTGTAAGCCACTCCAGTGCTATCGACTACTACGGTGGGTTCGAGTACATCAAAGAGGGTGAGGGCCGCATGGTCTGTGGTGACTACACTTTCTTCAACACAGAGTCAAGCCGTGTGCAAGACTGCTTTGACTACTTGAATGAAGCTAAAGAAGCAGAAGCTGAAGGGTTCTAATAACCCGTAGAACTGAAGGGGATTTGACAGTCTGCTCGTTTGGCGCTATAATAAAGACTTAGCAACAAAGGAGCAGACAATGGAATGTACCTATTGCAGAAAGTGGCACTGGAAGGGATTTGAAGTTTGTAAAGACCGTCCAAAACAATAGGTTATTGACAGGTTAGGGTTCATGTGCTATAATAAGCACATGAACAGTTAGAAAAGCATTAAAGGTTACCTACATCGCTAGGTACTTGGAGGGTTAGGACAGTAGCGACGGCTACGCTCAATCCAGGTACATGAAACAGGGCGTAAGCTCGGAGAAGCGGCGATAGTAAGTAGGCAGTAATAGCGAAGGCAGACGATCTAGTAGACGGTACTAGCGGCTAGTCCGGAGCCCCTTTAATTCTTCTCTAACTGTGCAGTTACAGGGTGTTGGCCAGTGGGCTTAACATTAAACGAGGAGCACGCTCTGCCCGCCCAATCTAATTACTGTCGCTGGGGTCAAACGATGATAAGCTACCTTGTAGCATCCCCGGTTGACAGTAACTGGTTTTGGTTGTATAATATATTTTTAACAGTACACAAAGGAGCGAACGATGGGTACACGAAGCATGATTGGTATTGAGAATCCCAACACAGGCGTTGTCAAAAGCGTCTACTGTCATTGGGACGGCTATCTACAGCACAATGGCTCAATCCTCAACAAACACTATACAGCAAGCCCTAAGGTCAACAACCTTATTGCCTTGGGTGACTTGAGTAGCTTACGTCCAGAGATTGGCGAGAAGCACGCCTTTAGCCAGTTAGATCTGTGCGAAGCAGATCGCGAAGAATACGAAAAACAGCACGGCAACTCCTGCACATTTTACACACGCGATCGCGGTGAAACAGCGCCCTACAAGCGTTTTGACAATGCCAAGGCCGCTGTAGACTACTACGATGGCAGCTGGTGCGAGTACTTCTATCTCTTCAAGTACGACGAGGATCAAGAGTCAGGCAAGTGGTACTTCCGTACACGAGAAAACGGTCGTTGGAAGCGTTTGAGCACAGCACTCAAGCAGTTCAAAGAAGACGAGGTGGCATAATGACAGGCTTTCAAAGCAAGAAGGCCGCGGCCCAAGCCAAACTAGAGGCTCTTAGGGAGAGCCCTAGTCGTAGCGTCTCAGACGAGATTGAGATCAGCAGACTTGAAACACTTTTGATCGCAGGAGAAGGTATGAAAACAGTACGAGTTGAAACACTACTAACACAAGAGCTTGAAGTTCCTGATACTTGGGAGCGTGAGGATGTATTAGACTTCTTAGCTGAATATCAATCATTCCGTACAGCCTTCCAGGGTGTATCAAATGAAGATCAAACAGCTCGCATCGTTGATCTAGGCGTAGTTACCGAAACAGTAACAGAAATGGGCGAGGAGGCCTTTGATGAGTAAGATGGCAGAATTAGACTTGTATTCATACGATATTGAACAGCTCTATATCGAAGGCTTGACTGAAAAGAACATTGCCAAGACCTTAGATGTACCTGTAGAGTACGTCTACGCTTGGATGCAGTTAAATGGCATCGCTGAAGAAGAATTCAGCCCTAATGCTACCATAAACAGCTAGTTCGCTCCTAGACATCGCTGAGGGACAAGTGCGTTCCTGTAGGGCTAGCCATAGGTTAGCGATTCATAAGGGACCCTACGAAACCTGCTGGTGAATGACGGTGCCACCTCACAAAACCACCCGTCCTTTCTTTGGTTGACACTCTCACCAAAATCTGCTATACTAATGACATAGTAAGGAGAGCGAGATGAAGATTGTTGTAAAAGTGCCACAGAAAACACGAGCACATCTTGTGCTTTTCTGTGCGAATACGCCCTTCAAGCAGAAGCGTGTAGAGAGCAAGATCAAGTATAAACGCCAACCCAAACACAAAGGACGCGAGCAATGAAAGGCCTAATCACCAACGAATGGGATCGTGACAACCTAGAGTTCCTACTCAACACCAAGGGTGACGAGTTCAAGGCTTGGTTCGCACAGGCAGATGAGGACGACAAGGCCTATGCCCAGGAACTGATGGATGCCTATAGCCTAGAGCTCAAACTCCGTGCGGAAGAGCTGGAGATTGAAGCACGCCTAGACAATACCCGTGAAGCTGATCAGGTTATTAGCCAGTTCAGGTTGACGAAGTGAGCATTTGGCAGTATAATTAACACTTAATTAACAATAAGGAGCGAAACTTATGAACATAGCGACACTAGAGCAGTATGTAGAGAACAAGAACAAATGGCGTGCCGTATTCAACCAAAAGCCTTTGAGCCTGTTGAACGCTAAGGATCGCCAGGCCATCGCTGACAGCATTGACAGCGGAATGAGCCCAGAGAACCTTACCTGCGATGGCGAACTGCCTCGCTCAGTGGTTCAACTCAAAATGCGTAACCTTACTCGCTGTGCAGAAGAATTACTCAGCATTGATCCTTCAGTAACCTTTTACGAAATGGGAGTCTAATATGCCTAATTGGTGCAATAACTATCTTGAACTCACACACGACAACCCAGAGATGATCACCCGTGCAAGGAAGGCTTTTGCAGATGGTCGTCTACTAGATGAATTCTGCCCAGTGCCCAAGGATCTGCATATCGTAGCAGGCCGAGTAGGTAGTGATGAAGACCCTGCCCAGATTGAGCTAGAAGCCCAAGAGAAGCGTAACCTCGAGACACACGGCTACTCTACTTGGTATGACTTCTGCGTTAATGAATGGGGCACCAAGTGGGATGTAGGCGGTGATGACTACAATCCTGCAGATGACACAGACCCTAACCATACCCGTATGAGCTTTGATTCAGCCTGGGCACCTCCTGTGCCTGCCATGGAGAAGTTCATGGATCAAGGCTTCAGAGTCAAGTTGATCTACTGGGAGTCGGGCATGTGCTTCTGCGGTCTCTTTGATGAGAACGGCGATGACTACTACGAATATACAGATATGTCAGTGGATGAGCTGGCTGAATGTATCAACCCTGAGATCGACGAGTGCATGAACATCACTGAAAGCATCCGCGAATGGGAAGAAGACAACGCAGAAGAACTAGATGAAACTCCACATGAGTTTGCTACTCCGGGATCATTTACAATAGAAGAAGGCTTGAAAAAAGATGAAGACTAACAAAGAAAAGAACCTAGAGCATGATGCTAGGCAGCAGGCGAGGGTTCGCCCTCAGCCTAAGGAGTATAATTGGGAACCATTAGAGGCTGTAATCCAGCAATGGAAAGCGAGGGCTCATGAGCAAACTTGAGTTCTACAGCCGCCCGCTAGTGGCATTTGATCCTGCTAAGAAGGAACATCGTAGGATCTTCAACGAGTTCGAAACCAAAAGAACTTGGGGTCATAGCCCGTATCGATTCATTTGCCCTGAAGATGTTGGGCACGATTTACCGGCTATGATCAAGAATCAATTGCTGGATTGGTATTTGGACAAGGAATTTGGTCAGCCCGTAGCGGTAGAAACAGCTCGAAAAGATGTCCAAAAGATCAAAAGATTGGTTGACAAGCAGAAGGTTTGAGTATACAATAGACTTATGCGTTAGAGATAATGCATTCATTTTTTAACACACACAGAAGGAAGTAAAATGGCTACAGATAAATTGTTTAAAGTTTTTGGTGTTTCTAAACTTGATGGCGAGTACAAAGTTCGCTTTGCCAATGACATCATGCGCACTAAGGTCTTGGCTAAACACGGTCACACTGACATTGAGTTGGTAGAGCTTTCAGAAGCAGTTACCAAGTACGAGGGTATCAAGACAATCCAGTCTTTGCCTGAGTTCTCAAACGCCAATGCACAGTCAGCTATCGCTGAGTACTTGGAAGAAAAGGCTCCTAAGGCATCTAAGCCTGCGGCTAAGGGTGTAATGAAGCCTGCTAAGGCTGTCAAAGCACCCGCTAAGGTTGCTGTAACAGAGGACGAAGACGCTCCTTTCTAAGCTATGTTCATCCAGTATGAAGTCTGGTACACACTCGACGGGCATGAAGAGCTCCTAGAGTGTGTGGCCACTAAGAAAGAAGCCGACCGATTGGTTATGGAGTCTTTAGAGTTTTATAATGAGATGTGGATCATCGAAGATATGGACGGTGAGACCAAAGAAATAAGTAGATTTAAGGGCCTATAGCTCAGTTGGTTAGAGCAGAGGACTCCTACAGACTAAATAGTGTGTAGGAGTATTTTTATGATTTGTCAGTTCTGTAATAGAGTAGCCAAGAGTCTCAATTCTAATCGTCAACATGAAATTAGATGTAAATCTAATCCTGCCGTTATAGCAGTCAAACCTTCCTATGGTATGCTTGGTAAGAAAGGTGCTAACCAATATACCTACGGTGCCATCATGTTAGATAGTACCAAACAAAAGATTAGCAAGGCATCTACCGATTACAACAATACTCGATGGAGCGATCCGGACAATCGACTTCGACAGTCAATAGCAATGAAAAAAGCCGTTGATCGTAACCCAGAAGCCTATTCAAGCTCGAACAGAGGCAGAACCAAACAGATTATCATAGACGGAATTAAACTACAAGGTCAATGGGAAGTTGACTTTTATCTATGGGCCAAGGCTCAAGGATTAGAACCAACAAGACCGACTGAATCATTTGAGTATAATTGGAATGGAGTTAGATCGTACTTTCCTGATTTCTATATCAAATCACAGGATCTCTATATTGAAGTTAAAGGTTATGAAACTGAAAGAGATCGTGCCAAATGGCGTGACTTTCCCAAGAATCTGCGTATAATAAAGGAAGCAGAGATAAAACAAATACGACAAGGATGTTTTGTAGGCCTTTAGCATAATTGGTTAGTGCCGCAAACTCATAATTTGTACTGTTCCAGTTCGAGTCTGGAAGGGCCTACAAAACATCTTTAAATCCAGGTGGGCCCACCATGATAAAGACCCTACTAACCCTAGGGTCTTTCCTTTTGGTTGACAGCTAGCCCGTTTCCTAGTATACTATGTTTTTATTTAGAAGGAGCGACGATGTTAACAGTTAAAGACATTACTAAAGACGATGACAGTACTACTACACACTACACACTGAACGAGCAGGTAGTCTTAGCAGGCGACAGCATTTGGGACTGTACACTTAAAGAAGTTACAGTTACAGACATTGTAGTTACAGAGTTTGAAGACTACAAGAGCATTAATGTATACTACGACGTTGACGGCGTAGAGGGTACAGAAGTAGAAGACAGCTGGACTATGTACACAGACACAGGCTTTGAAGAGGCCATTAGTGAGCTGTTAGGCTATGACGTTAGCTTTACAGAGCAGGGAATGCAAGAGGACGGCATAGCTAGCATGGAGTAAGCAGGGGGGTTGACAAGACCCCCTTTTGAGTGTACAATATACACATACTGAGAGATTAGGAGCGAAAATGGTTATAGATCGTGTACATGGCGGATGCTATGATAGAGGTAGTGCAGACAGCTACTACCGTCGGCCACCAAAGCCACACAAGTACCCTAACGGTACCTACAATGGCGAAGCAGTAACAGACCTTACTGCCGAAGAAGTAGCCGCTTATATGCAGGGCTACATGGACAACGAGCAGTTGGGTGATTTTAAAGACTGGGGTTGACACTTCGGGCTTTTGGGCTTATAATAGCTTTATACAGTTAATTAATAGGAGCGAACCATGTTAGTTAGAGATCTCATAGAATTGCTAGAAGGCTACGATGCGGACTTAGAAGTCCACTTTGCATACAACTACGGGGACCACTGGCGCACCCAAGTAGCACCCAGCGTGGACAGCGTGGATATGGGCATTGTCGAGTACAGCGACTACCACCGCATGCCTAAGGTTGTAGAAGTGGACGACGACGAGGAAGAAGCGGACGAAGTTACTGGCAAACCAGTAGTCTTGCTAGGTTGACGGTTTGGCTAGAACTTGCTATAATATACACATACACTAACAAATAAGGAGCGAAACTTATGAAAACAGCAACTCAACTCAAAGACATGCAAGGTAAAGAGATCAAGGTAGGCGATCGTGTAGCAATGGTCAGCTGGCACAATGCTGGCAGTCTTGTTATTGGGGTAGTTGAGAAGCTAGGCACTGTTCGTGCTCAAGTTCGCCCTGTAAAGGCCAGCTTCACTAACATCGACCCTACAGTGGCTAGCATCGGTTCAACTGATTTAATTAAACTCTAAGGTTGACAACTGAGCCAAAAGGCCGTATAATAGACTTATAGTTAGATAAAAGGAGCGAACCATGTTACAAGAATTAGATACTAAAGAAGCAGGCATCTTTGCATTCGCGGCGGCTATTGATGCTGATCGTCGCAATTCAAACAACAAGAGCCACTACTCACAAGAGCAGATTCGTAGAGCGTTATCAGTGCGTGATCTAATCGACACAGCCTTTACCTACTCTAAGCTCTATATCAACTATCGCAAGAAGTTCATAGCAGTCAAAGCAGAAGGTGCTCGCCGTAAAGATCAGTTGGCTAGAGAAGTCCTCGACCTGTTTACCGCTAACGGCTACAGTGTTGTTAGTACGCCACAGGGTATGATCGTCAGGCTTGACAAGTAAGCCAAAAGGCCGTATAATAGCTGTATAAGTTAATTAATTGGAGCGAGCAATGAAATTACATATCGTTACGCAATACATGGAAAACTACGGTGCCCACGATTGGGACGGTCTAGGTGCTTGCCCCCAGCATTGGAAGTTCAAAGGTGGTGAGGACTATTTCTATCAGTTGGGTGCCCAAGAGCCTAGCGCCGAGCACATCGAAGAGTTGATCCAGGTGCTCCGTACCCGCATTGAGTGGGATGATGTTGGTAGCCGTCAGTATATCACAGGCTACGGCATCGTAGAGGACTCATTCATGACTCCGTTCGAAAAGAGCCAGCTGGAGTATGAAGGAAGCATCGCATACCCTGCAGTCATGCTCTTGCCCTTAGCAGAAGTAGAGCCAGATGGCTTTGTCTGCGAGTTCATTTAGGGCTTGACAGCCAGCCCACTAGGCGCTATAATTATTAGACATTAAACACTTAAGGAGCGAAACTTATGTCACCACAGCAAAAAGCAGTCTTATTCCTCAACGCAGGCCTGATCATGTTGCTAGGCTCAGTAGGCGGAGTCGAGCAGTCAGTGGATCTACTTACATACGACGGTCTATATCTATTTGCATTCACTTTGATCGGCTTGGCATTCCTAGCCCTGGGCGCAAGATATGCCAATTCTGGCACTGAAGAAACCATGCGTAAACTGGTTGACAATCCCACACTTAGATAATATAATATTGTTTTAACGTTAACAAAAGGAGCGAACTTATGTTAGTAACAGCAGAATTGATCCGTGCAGGTAAGCGAGTAGCAGAGCAAGCAGGTCGTGACATGTACGCCAAGGTAGGCGAGCGTGATGCTTGTGGTTTTGGTTGGGTTGAGGTCTATGTAGATCGCACAAACTCAGCCCAGGCAAAAGAGTTGATTGCCGCAGGTTTCCGCAAGGACTACAAACCAAAGTGCTTGAGCATGTGGGATCCAGCAGGCATTCCTACACAGAGCATTTCAGTCAAAGAAGCAGGGGCCTATGCCTATGCTGACTACTTGACCAAGTTGGGACTCAAGGCCTACGGCGGCAGCCGAATGGATTGACATCAAGGGGGAAACCCCTTATAATTAATACTTTCCAACAGCGTATAAGGAGCGACAATGGTATCAGTAGTTAACAGTTCAAAGATGATGATGGCCTTACAGAAACAACCAAAAGCCAAGGTATCAAGCCTTGAAGTAGAACCCGTAAAGAAAGACATTGCACACGAGAGTGATGAGTCAATTCTCAATAGACTCCGCGATCGCTTTGAGATCTTAGATGACATGACCCGTGCTGTCAAGCGTGGTGATGTGCGAGCTATGATCGTAACAGGCCCTCCAGGCGTAGGTAAATCCTTTGGTGTAGAGAAAGTACTCTCAAAGCATGATGTGTTTGCTGATATCGCAGACGACAAGAAGCTGAAGAAGTACGAAGTAGTCAAAGGTGCTATGAGTGCCATTGGCCTGTACTCAAAGCTCTATGAGTACTCAGACAAGAAGTCAATCCTAGTGTTTGATGACTGCGACTCTGTACTGTTAGATGATCTAAGTTTGAACATCCTAAAGGCAGCATTGGATACATCAAAGAAGCGTATGATCCATTGGAACACTGACAGTCGCTTGCTACGTAGTGAAGGTGTGCCCAACTCATTCGAGTTCAAAGGCGGTGCTATCTTTATTACCAACATCAAGTTCGATCACGTTAAGAGCAAGAAGCTACAGGATCACTTGGAAGCACTAGAAAGCCGTTGCCACTACTTAGACTTGACTATCGACACAGAGCGTGAGAAGGTCTTGCGCATCAAGCAGGTAGTAACAGAGCATGGCATGTTGGACAGCTACGAGCTTAGTGATGAGCGCAAGCTAGAAGTAGTTGAGTTCGTAGATGCCAACAAGCATCGCATGCGTGAGCTGAGCTTGCGTACTGTGCTCAAGGTAGCAGACTTGGCAGCCAGCATGCCCGACAAGTGGCAAGCTGTAGCAGAAGTTACATGTATGCGCGGCACTCGCTAGCGTATACTGTAGGGTAGGGGCATACTACTACGAGAATAAGCCCCTACAGGAGAACAGCTGACGTGATTCGCTCCCACTAGGTTGTTCGGCAGTGTGTCCCCTGACTCATAATTCCGATTCGCTCCCGGTTGGTCAGGGGATTTTTTTGGTCGAGACATCGGGGGCATGAGACAGTGATGAGGGCGAGGGGTGAGGGGTATATACATGCACAATAATAGTGCAAGCGCAACAGCGCATGGGTACCGAGGTAAAAACACCACCTCAAAAGTTTAAGTACTTCTTTATAATTTTTTACGCGACTCGTTTTTTATCTGCAAAAGACCCATTTGGGCTATATACTGTATATGTCCTGCGTCTATACATATCATCCTTGTTTTGCATGGTGGCCGTCTAGTATGGTTATCAACCTACTATATACATCCTACACACAATGGCGTTGGACGATTGTTAAGTAAGCTAGAATATCAATTGGAAACTCATCGTGCTTGAACAACTATTTTGGATCGTCCTTACCTGTATACTAACTCCCATTTCCAGCTTGTTATGCTGTTGGCTAGGCATTCTACTACAGGATTTTCTCGGGCTAGATCAATGAGACAGCACTATATACTCACAATGCATCCACACTCAAAGGAAGTATTTGAGTGGATATTTCACAACGATATCCAGTTTGAAGTACACCTAAATCGCACACGCTTTTGGGTGCCAGAAGACTTATATACAGAGTTTTATCTATGGTACGCAGACTCATGTCCCCCAGTAGATCTTGACCGTGATTTGGCCACTGGGTTTCCCCTAAGTACTTCGTAAATTTTTTTTGCAGACTATTTTTTTATCTTGCTAGACCCATTTGGGATCTTATTCAAAGTTATAAGTGCCCTGTGGATCATGTGCTCTAATCCACAGTTGACACTCAGCTAGAGTGCCTGCGTAGGGTATAGTGCCTGATTCAATGTGTACTACACGTGAGTCTTCACCATTGGGTATTATATAGTATTTAGGTGCGTTACCCGCTTCCATTTGGTGATGTCTAGCTCCTTTATCGCCCCATGGAGCTAGTACATTGTCCCCTACAGCTTCACTAGGCTCAGTCAGCTTGGGGCCGCGATAACCTTTCATATAGGCCGCATAGGGATCACCTCGATAGCCCATTAACTGCCAATAGCTCTTTACAGTATTCAAATCCCACGGAGGTTGTGGGTAACCTTTGGGCACACGTTTGAGATCAAATGCGCTAGCTGTTGCAGACTGTGCTGATTTGACAGGAGCTGCCGCTGGTTTAAACTCAGCTTTGCTTCTGCCGTAGAGTTTGACAAACTCTTGATCTGACAAGTGCAGGAGATCTTGTGCCAGTTGTTTAACAAGGCCTTCTTGGAATAGTTCTCTTAATCGCATTGTATATTTATTCCGGCCCTGAACTAGCCAGTTACATTCCATATCCTAGAGGCCACGGGGAGGCGCTACCGCTAGCAGAACTTGCGTTGTGCCGCTACGCTTCGCGTAGGTATCCTAAAATTTTCCGCTGCCGCTTCGCGATTGAAATTTCTGCGGCCGCCCTGCGGCTATATACTGTATGATCTGGACCAGTCTAATTCCCCGTTTATTGAGCATGCTACTGTCGTGGATGGACGCTAGTAATCTGCGTAATCGTGTGTATCTGCAGGCTGATCGCATTGCTTCGCTAGAATTGGCTCTAGAGGATATAGAACGTATCAATGCCAACAGTGCTAACCCAAATGCACTTATAGCTGGTATTTGTATGTCTAGGCACTCCAGGTGAGCAAGAACAAGGTCTTGTTGCGTTCTCTACGAAATGCTATGCAGGCCTGCCAATATTCCTGCTCTTGAGTGGTGGCAAATGCCCATTCTACCCAATGTGGGCCTGTATACTGCTCTAGCCAGGATTCTATAGTTTCTATAGCATAGACCCAGTCATCTTGAATGTAAAGCGGATCACGTGGCCAAGGAACCAAGGCCAAATGGTTGAAGTCATGATACTCGGGCAAGTAGATCATATAAAATATTTATAGTTTGATCAGCGATAAATACTAGTATGAGATTATACGAACTTACATCAAGTCAAGCCAACACAGCCACTGGCGCTGGGCAGGCTGTAGCGGGCGGTGCTGTAGCACATCAATTGACCAAACCCGCTGTCAAAAAGGCCCTGTCTATCACACGTGAAGAAGTCAAACAGCTACTACCCCAAGCACTAAGACGTAGTATCAAGACCATGAGCATGACCAGTATCATAGGCAAGGCTCTGTACATTTGGATGCTCTATGAAGATGGCAAGAGCATATCAGATCTTTGGAAAAACAAAGACTCTACTGTAGATCAATGGCAGTTTACCCTAGGTGATGTGTTAATGGATGTAGCCGGACTGATCTTGACCAGAGGATGGACTGTGGCCGCGCTGTTAGTTACACAGCTAGAACGATCAATCTACTATGGTGAAATTGACCGACATAGAGGTGTTGTAGATCCCGAACTGACCGGTGTATTTGAACATGACATTCTAGTAGATCCTGTGTTTGTCAAAGATGTTATGCAACAGATACATGAAAGGGCTTTAGAATCGGCCTATGCCATGTTGAAAGAACTGGTAGCCACTGTGGGACGTTTTGTAGCTGGCGGCTCCAAGTTCTATAGTGATGCTACGCCAGGCAGCCTGGGCTAACTGACTAGTAAATTGCCGCTGACACTGACTCTGGTGCAGTTGCTGGTAAAAGGTGTTACCCAATGTGCTAGCCAGCTGGGAAACACAAACATGTCGCCCGCTTCGGGGAAAAACCAATTTTGATTACGACTGTAGGGCATCTGCTCACCGTAGCGGAATGTGATCGTGCCTGCACCCTGCTCGGGATTGGCAGAATATTCAGCTTGTAGCTCTTTGGGTATACTGGCATATAAGACCCAACTGAACGCACTGTCATGTAGGTGTTCGGGGTTAAGCTCGTTGGCCCGTTGAAAGTTGATCCACGTTTTGGCTAGATTGACCTGCTGGGGCTTGGGCTTTTGATGTTTTAAGTACTGTTCCCAGTAGGGGCTAAGACTGTTGACAATCCAAGACAAATCCTCGTGATCAGTATACTCACGTACATCTTTAATAGTGCTGGCCAAGCGATCGCCTATACTAGTGTCAATTAACAAGCCGCGCATGACAAACTCATCAGCTATTGACTGATCAACGCGAGTTTGCCACAGCATAGGTCCCCAAGAATGTATCATACACTTAATTATGCCTAGCGGTATGGGGCCATAAAAAAAGCACCTTGCGGTGCTTTTTCTTTTACGCTTGAGCTTCACCCCAACGTAGAACCAAGTTCTGGTTAATTGGCGTACCTTGTGTAATGTAAGCATTAATAAACAAGATATCACAACCATTTGGATATGTACCACGTCCACCAATTGGCGTATTGGTCAATTCCTTAAATGATGTCAAATCTAACGAGTCTTTGTTAGCAGGAGCGTTAATGTACGTAAATACCGTTTCGCCTGGCAATGCGTATGTAGCACGGCTAAAGTTGACTGTATAGCTTAGACTGCTTGAACCTGCGATACCTGTAGCAGTTACTTGGTTTAGATAGAAACCATTGAATGTAGCTGTTAAGGTAGTTGCTGCCTGTGCTGTGATAGTGTTGGTTGCACTTACCAATGCATAAGTACCAGCTAGACCTGACTGTGTAGTAGTATTGGTCAACTGTATGGTTACAAACGTATTGGCCACTGTACCAGTACCTGTTAACAACGCACCTGGTAATACTGGGCTACCTGCAACACCAGTTGGAACTGTTAGTGTATAAGGTGTACCAGTTAAGGTTGTTGGGTTTGGCAATGATTGGCTAATACTTACAGTCCATGTACTTGGACCAGCTGTAGCTGAACCAGTCAAGTTGGCCACAATATATGTGCCTGCGACTACACCTGCTCCTGATATTACCATACCAACTGCCAGTGTTCCTGCTGATACTGCACCACTTAGTGTTGTACCTGAAATTGTAGCAGTACCAATAGTAGCTGTTGAACCAACTGTAATCGTAGCTGAAGTCAATGCTGGAGCATAGGCTAGTACCTGTGCCACTTTGGTCTGTCCATACAAGCTACCAGTTGAGCTTGGGAAAAATACGTCATCGCCTACTAGTACGTTCGGAGATACTGCGCTGGCTGCCGCTGTAGTTGGAACATAGAATGTACCAGCTGGAATGTAAACAGGGCTAGTCAAGTAATTGTTAACTGACCCAGTAAACACCATTGATGACCCTGGAGCAACTTGACTGAAACTTGGTTGTCCAGTTGGGTTAGCTGCCGAGTTCAATGACGCAAAGTTAATATTGGTCAAACTAGGCATGTTGCTTGGATTGATAATACCTTCAATAACCAAGGCCGCGTTACCAGCACCAGCACCCGCACTAGATTCTAGTGTTTGTAACAAGAATGACGCACGGTTAATCAATTCACGTTGTCCTAGGTCGCCTGTTAGAGCGTTACTAACTGATGGTGCTAGTCGAACAGCAAACGCTGTGGTCTTTTTAGTTGTAATGTTAACGTTAGGCTGTGAGTAGTTGAAAATGTATGAACGGTCAGTATCAAAACCACCGTCTTCAATAAACGCCGCACCCCAGTGACTTACAATCGGACTTGCTGTGGCATTGACTAGGATAACACCCGTACTAACTGCATGGCTAGCGGCACTACCTGCTGTAAATGAACGATAACCACCAGTCGCCCATGGGCTGATTGATACAGCTCGTGTACAACCTGTCAGTGTACCATAGGTCATTAGCCATGATCCTATGCTTGCATTGATCTGTGTCATTACACCGCCACCGCTTGTTGTAGATAGTGTAATTGTAGTTGAATTTAGAACCGAATTAACATAGTAAGTAACACCTGATACAATATTACCCAAGTTAGCGTATGTTGAATTGTTTGTAAATACCACGGGTTGGTTAACAGCCATGTTAGCTGAACTTGATACTGTTACAGTGTTGGTACTAGCTGATGTAGCTGTAGCATATCCGCTGACTACACCGGTGTATGAAATTAATTCATTATCGATGTAGATCGTAGCAGTATTACCGGCAGCTGGAGTTGGGAAACGACTAGCATCATTGATTGGAATAGCTGTGTCAGTATTACCAACTGCAACTGTACCTGAGATAAAGCTGAACGGACCTTCGTTCTGCACTTCATAGCGTACTGGCAAGTTACCAGCTCGCATCCAAGCTTCGTTGTTTAAGTTGTTGTTACGTAGACGGTGTACAGTAATGTATTTGCCTTCTGGTCCACGTAGCATCCAGTCAATAAATCCAGCACCGTACCATGTCCATTGTACACAGACCATTTGCATTTTAATTGGTACTAGTAAATATCCGCTTGGGTTATAAGGACTGTTAGTTCCATCGCAACGGTCGATGTTCCATTGACTTTGTGGAACTACACGATCGATAGTACGAGTCATCTTAATACCGCTAATCGATGTAGATCCACGATACTGTGGGTTAACATACATTAGTGTATCATTAACAACCTGTGTAACCATATGAGTCATACCGCGGATAACAACACGGCATCCTACAGTACACTGTGTAGTAAAGCGAGTGTTTAGACCAATAATCTGTCCTGAACCTACTATAACTGTAATTGTACCAGCTAGCTGGAAAGTGCTTGAACGACGAACTACTTGAGGAGTCTGACCGTCAAACTGCCAGAACACACCGTTTTGTTCATCAAATGTACCAGAACGTACAGTAGCACCATACCAACTGTTAATACTTAACAATGCTGGGTCAGTAACTGTTGCACCAGTAACGCCATTAGGAACGGTGCCCAGCGTTTGTGTTGCTATAACTTGCAGTGTACGCTCATCAACAATACCTGACACTGTGTATGTTCCGTTAAATCCGCTGGTAATAACACCGCTTAGTGTTACCTGCGCACCAATTTGACAACCGTGATCAACGTCGTCAGTTGTGATTGTAATAGTTGAACCAGGTGCTGTACCGTTAGCTGTTACCTGACGTACAAAGTAGTTAGGTGCCATTAACAAACCAGTGTTGAAGTTAATTGATTTACCAGATTGGTAACGAATATACTTCTTACTCATACGTATGGCCTGTCCTGCATAACTAGGTAAACCTGTACCTAATTGTACACCACCGTCAAACGGTCTGTGACTAAAGTTACTGTCTGAACGAGCATATACTAGTCCTAAAATTGCTGTACCGGAAGTAATAAATCCTGGAGCACGACATGTATAGGTAAATGTTGTAGCACTTGTAACTGCTTCAACAAAGTACGGACCTTGAGCTAACACGTGATTGTTAGTTCCGTTATCTGATGTGATATAGGTGTTAATAGTTTGCCCTGGAGTGAATCCATGTGGACTAGTTGTATTAACTGTAATTGTTGGTTGTGTTGTAGTTGATTGGAATGTTGATGTTGAACTAATTGGACTTCCAACTGTTGTACTCACTGTCCATACACTAGTACCGCCACCTGATGCGTATGCCGCACCACTTACGTTGGCTAGAATCACTGTTAGACTAGGTACTGTATTAGCTGTGGTTAGGGCAACACCTTGTCCAACTGCAATAGTACCGCTGGCCACAGCAGTAACGGTCATTTGGTTACCAGTTATGCTGGCTGTAAACGAAGCCGCTTGAGTCGCTGTTGAGAATGTAAATGTTGGCTGACTCATGTTGGTCGCCCACAAATAACCTGTAGCTGTTGACAGTGGTATAGTTGTACCAACCGCCGCTGACATAGTACCACTTGCTGTTGTTTGAACAAAGAAACTACCAGTTTGATAGCCTGTAGCACTAGTGCTTAGAATCGCTGTATAACCGTCAATGATCTGGTAAACGTAATATGTACCTGCTACTAAGTTACCAATAGTAGTACCAGTAATAGTGATCTGTTCACCTAAGGTCATGTTGGTAGTACCTGGATAGCTAATTCCTTGATATGTATATGCTGAAAAACGTACTGAGTTGTTTACAGCATAAGTGTTAGTAATTGAAGTTGTGTAGTTGATGTTGTTACTTAAGGTTACTTGGGTACCGCTCGATACACTTGCAATATAATACTGTGTACCTGCTGTTAATCCACCAAAACTTGCACCGCCTGTAACATACATGTTACCACCTTGTGAAGTACTTGATGGAACAAATACAGTAGTACCACCAGAATCTGTGGTCATTGTAATTGTTCTAGTATCTACAATAGTTTTTACATAATATGTAGTACCCGAAGTCAATCCTCCAAAACTTGCACCAGTCATTGTAATAGGCATACCTACTATCAAACCGATGGTAGTGCCTAGAGTAATTTGATTGTTTGAACTGTTAGTAGCAACTGCGTTGGTAATAACTTGTTGTACTAGGAATGGAGAACCTTGGAACATACCTGTAGTTGAACCTACAGTTACTAGGTTAGTACTGGTAGTAGTTGCTGTAATAGTTTGGTTGATCACAGCATTGATTGATGAACCAGTATACAATCCACCTTGGCGTAACTGTATGAACGGAGTATAAATGTTGTCACCGTTGTTAAAACCTACTTTACCTTTGGCAATATAGGTAAATGTTGTTGTTGACGGTACTTGATAGATAATAAATGATCCCTCAGCACGGTCAAAACCTGTAATAGCTGAGTTAAAGCCTTTGATAGTAATCGCATTACCAACTTGGTAGCCGTGTGCTATTGCTGTAGTAATTGTAATAATCGATTCCGCAGTTGATGCACCACCAGACAGTGTACTTGCATCTGTGGTTGCAGCCGTAACAGTAAGATCAGTACCAGGAACTTCATAAATTGAAGGATATCCACGTTCTTGGCTGATAGTCAACCACTTAGTAGGTTGCATACCATATTCAAAGTCCGCGTCTAGTAATGACTGTGGAGCGGCAACACGTTGACGTTCAAAAGCATCTGTTCCAATTTCTGGGCTACGTACATATTGGAATGGTTGTTCGTAGAGAATTTGTAGCGTGTCAGTAGATGACATTGTGCTGGTGTTTATAGCCAGCGTAATTGTCGTAGTTCCGTCACTATTATCTAGTGCATTAACAAATGCCGCATCGTTCGTTCTACTGAATGTAACAGTAGTGCCTGCATAAGTTGTATCTGCAAAATTATAAATTATGCTGTTTTTAGTGGTATTAGTAATTACTAAAAACTGTTGTAGATCGTATTTTCCTGGAACTTCGATCGTGCCTGCACCCGCAGCCCCTGGGGTAAAGACGTATGTTCTAAGTTGTGCTTTTGCCATTTAATTCTCCGTATTTCGTATTTACCTATTAGCTTAAGGCGGCCGCCATAGCTATGGATAGTGATTTTGTGTTTATACCGCCTACAGTTGCTGATCCGGACACGGTTAAATTACCAGCCTGTACTATAACATTGCCAGCGGTATCTGTAATATTGCCAGCTACTACTAGATTACCTTGAATATAAGTATTGCCAGCAATACCTACACCACCTGACACAACCAATGCACCATTTGTGTATGCAGAACTAGCTGTGCTGTTTGTTATGTTTACAACTCCTGCAAGCCCAACTGTTCCTGCAACATTAAGAGCACCCCCTACTCCTGTACCACCTGCTACAACTAATGCACCAGCGTTGCTAGCAGATGAAACGGTAGTAGCAGTTACGTTAACTTGCCCAGAACTAGTTAACCCTGTTAAATTACCTAAGGTAGTTAAGTTTGATGTTACTACATTAGAAGCCAAAGTTGTTCCAGTTAGTAGTCCGGCTGCCGCACTTGCACTTGGAGCGGCCCATGTAAATCCTGATCCAGTCCATGACAAGTAGGTATTAGGTGTTGCTGGAACTGCAATAAACGCTGTAGTATTTGCACCGGATTGATAGGGAATTTGATTACTAATTCCTCCATTAATTGCAGTTGCTACACTGGCTGTGGCCGCATTGCCACTGATACTGCCGTTGATAGGGTTTGTAACAGTTAAATTAACTAGGGTTCCAACACTGGTAAGACTACTAGCATACACGTTTGGTGCTAGCGTTGTTCCTGTTAAGGTTCCAGCAGCCGCTACAGTGGCATAGTTGGTAGGATACGGTAAGTTCACCCAAGGGTTTATACCATCACCATATTTGATCTTAAGGGTGTCGGTTTCTAAGCCCGGCTCCCCAAGTGCTAACGTAGGATTTACATTTATCCAATTGGATGCCGTATCCCGTCTAAGTTTTATTTGTACTGTCATAGTTTATGCCAATGCGGCCCCCATAGCTACTGAAAATGTTTTTAAGTTGACACCGTTTGAAAAGATGTTACCATTAGAATAAATGTTGCCTACTGCTCTTATGCTGTCGCCTGTTGCGATACCACCAGTAACTACTAACGCACCAGTAGATGTACTAGTAGATACAGTGGTATTGGTCACTGACAATATGCCTGAAAAACTTCCTGCGGCATGTGCCGATGTGCCCGATACTGTTAAACTGGTTAGCGTTCCTACGCTGGTTAAACTACTTGACACTACAGTTGAATTTAGTGTCGTACCAGTTAATGTTCCTGCGGCCGCTGTGATAGTACTTGTTCCACCTAGCGTTAGTGTTGTACCATTGACTATAAGTTGCCCATTTGAACTTAACATAGTGTTACTAACTGTACCTACGTCTGTATTATAGATCCCGTTGGTAACTGTAGCGGCATTGCCAGTTATATTAGCAGTGATACTACCGTTAGTAACCGTTATTTGTCCAGCTGATAATGTTCCAGTAACTAGTACGCTAGTAAATGTTTCAGTTGCAGGTGGCTGTAAATCCCAGGCAAGTCCGTTCCACGACCATGTGTTGCCGTTATAATTCTGTTGTTGTCCTACATAAGTCGGAACTGGAAATAATAAACTCATATATTATCCGTAACTTGCTAAACCTGCGGCAATTACCCATGTGCCAGCGGCATTGTATACCATGTTAAATGTTACAAAATCTTTCTTGTTTGCGTATCCGGTTGGTTGTATACCGCCATTCCAATATAAATTTTGACTTACGCCGTTGATAGAAACTGCATAAGGAATATAAGGATTTGAACCTTGTATTAGAATTAGTGTAATTGAAATACTTCTGTTGACTACTAAAGGCACATTGGTAAAGTTTGCTGTAAAATTACCGGCTATGTTGGTATGATAGAAAATTCCACTGCCTGAAGCAAAATCGTGTACTACTGTTCCAGTAGCACCGGTTATGGGAGTAACTATTTCAGATGCATGTTGTATTGTAGTAGTACCAGTTAATGTAGCACTATTAAATGCACCGCTACTGGCAGCACTGATAACACCGGTACCACTAACTGTAATAGTCACACCATCGACAATGACACCACCTAATGATGATGTAGTTGCTGCCGGTAAAGTATATGTTGTTGCCATTGATTAAACTCCGTTTGTTGTATAAGTTCCAACTACAGTCCAATTGTTGCTTACACGAAACAATGTTAGTACACACAAATCAGTTTCATTTGCACCACCTATCGGAGCAGTTCCACCTGCCCAACTGACTGTATATCCTACGCTGTTAATATTAACAGTTGAATTAGGAACATATGGTGTTGCTCCTTGTACCAGTGCAATGCTGTATACATATAATCGATTATTAGTTGTTGGAATATTTAAAAAATTAGCAGTAAAATTACCGCTGATGTTTGTTAGGTAATAGGTAGCAGATCCACTTGACCAATCAAATGTAGCTGTTCCTCCTGATACGCCTGCAATATTAGTCACTACATCAACACTGTGTTGCAGTACTGTATTACCTTGTAAATTAGAATTAGTAAATGAATATGAACTTACATAAGATATTGTACCACTGCCGTTGACTGTAATTGTAGTACCATCTGCAATAACTCCACCCAGTGTGCTTGTAGTTGCAGGAGGTAATGAATATCCTGTGCTTGCAGGTACAGATGTCAGTAAAGGTTGAACCCAGTGTCCGCCATTAGCATCAACATAGTAAACATACAAGTTTCCTGTATCTGTACTAAGCCATAATTGTCCAGCAGTTGGATTAGAAGGGGGTGTTGATCCTACACTTGTTGCGGCACCAGAACTACCAATGATTTTGCCACCAGTAGTTACACCGTCAAACAGACGTAAACCACCCTGATCAGCGTCATAGAAAACCTCACCTTTATTGTAGGTAAAGCTAGTTAAATCGCTAGTTCTATACGTTTGTAATCTAAGAGATCTCTGAGCAGTAGTCATCTAATACCAGTCCTTTATAACTAGTATTTACCTGCTTTTATTCTTTGCGGTAGTACTGATAATTAACGGTAGTTTCGTTTGTTTTATGAACTTTAGCACCGTTTTTTAAATGAAAGCGTCGAGCTGTTTCTGTTTGTGGACTAAGTGTAACGATGTTCTTTACATCTTTGAATTCGCCTAGAATCCATTCGGCAGCCTGTTTGATTAGGGCTTGACCTGCACCGGCTTTATAACTCCATATAGTGTAAAAAACAGCGGTATCTTTTGATTTTTCCATGTCAACAAGATCTTGCTCGTCTTCTGGAATATCACTGAGCCATTGTAGGCAAGTTGCCGCTAGGATTTCTTCACCTGCCTTAAGAATAAGAATTTCAGCGGCATCGTTAATGCGCTGTTCTAATGGAATATGTGGACGCACAGGATCGTCCTTAACGACCCGAGTTAACGGATCATCGGTCGATCGTAGGTGGTATAGTTCCATGGCAGTTTTATAAAATTATTATATACGTACTTATCTCTTTTGTCAAAAAATGCCTAGATATCATCGCCTGGAAGATTATTAAGCAGTTCTCTCAGCTTGCTCGATTCTACTTGAGCACGAACTTTTGGAACTGCTATACCACTAGCAGGATCACTAATTTCACCAGTTGAAGTGTTGACAGTTTGACGTTGTTTAATTGAATTCAATAGTGTTGATCCAGCTGATTGACTGTTCAAATTACCATAACTTTCCTCATCAGCTAGGTCGCTGATACGCAGACTGTCAATGTTAAACTCTAGGTCAATTTTTTGTCCAACTCCGCTTGATGAACGTGTTTTCATCAACTGAATTTGGTAACGACCACGTTCACGCATAGCTCGACTTGTAAAGATACCAAATACATTATCTGCCGTTTGAATCTTACTTAAACCACCTGAAATATGACTGTGATCAAATTCAACTTCTTCAACAGCACCACGATTCAACTGGGCCGCAGTCACAAACACACAGTTCTTTTCAACCGCTAGGTTTCGTAATTCTTCACTGACATATTTGTCTTTAATAAACAAATCTGCTGGACTGATCTTCTTGCTTTGTGGCATCAGCAAGTCTAGATAGTCAACTAGTAGTACATCGACTTTTCGATCCATTTTAATTTCATACTCTTTCAAGTATGCACGAATGTCATTGGCAGTTTTACCGCTTGGCATGTATTTTACCTGGTAAGATCCAGATTTTTTACCCACCATTTTGACCTTCATTTCTACGTCATCTAAATTCTTGAAAATCTCTCTAGTGGCCATTCCAGTCACCATGGCATCCATACGCATACTGACAAGTTCTTCTGAAAGTTCAAGAGTTAAGTACACTACGTTCAAACCTGCAAGAGCCCAGTTGATACCTAAATTTGCTAAAAATAGCGATTTTCCTGCTCCTGATCCGCCTGCAAAAATATTCAGTTCTCCGCGATTCATACCACCAAACAATTTGTCATCCATGGCCTTCCAACCAGTTGACACTTGTCCATTATTGTCTTTGATACGCATCAATCGAGCACGTGGATCTAAGAAATAATCAGTGCCCATGTCCTTGGTTAGACCCACCTGTACCGCTTTTTTAATCATTTCTTCTACAGGACCATACTCACCTTTTTCAAGCAGATCAGCTGATTCGAGAATAGCTTTTTCTAGGCCTTTATGTCTAATAAATGTTTCAAAGTCAGACAACAGCCAATCAAAATGTTCTTCACGCAAGTCTTGTGACACCTTAAAATCACTACCAGTTGCCGCATTTACAATATCTTGTGTAGGCATAACATTGTGATCTTCAACATACTTGTTGATAAATTCTGCTGGCGTTTGTAATCTTCGATCAAACAAGCTGGCATCAAAAATGCTTTGGCAACGAACAAATGTTGCCGCATCTGCTAGCATCATTTCTAGGTATAATTTTTGTATATCGTAACTGTAATCTGTATTTTGTGGCATATATTCTATTATAACATTTAATTAAACACTTTAACACCGTAATGGCGTTCAAAGTTTTTTGCGTCGGCATGATCATTTACCATAGGGTGTCCTTTGATATTTAAACTAGTGTTGAGTAACATAGGACATCCAGTACGGGCATACCATAATTCTAAGAGTTGTCTAAACGGGCTTCCATCGTTCGGAACAGTTTGTACACGTGAACTTCCATCACGATGAACGATGGCAGGATAAAGCTGAGGATGCCTACAACGAGCGATGACCTGCATATACCTACTGTTATCCCAACCGTGAGGCATATCGAAATACATATCAGTAAGCTCTTCGAGTATTGCCGGAGCAAAGGGTCTAAATTCTTGACGTTGTTTGATTGCATTTACTTTATCCTTTATATCATCCCCCCGGGGGTCTGCCAGTAAACTTCTGTTACCTAATGCCCGTGGTCCAAATTCTGCCCGGCCGCGAGCAACACCGCATATCTTATTTTGTATAATATATTCTACAATTTCTTCATTAGAAGAACGATAGCCCATATCATGACCCAAGAAATTGTTGGACCAATCAGTATAGTCTTTATAATGCGGATTATGTGCTAATACCGTTCCTATAGCACTACCCGCATCGCCCGGGTTTGGATAAATCCACGTTTTACCGTAGTATTCTCCCGTCAATCTATTAGCACTGCAATTCAAGGCACAGCCGCCCATTAGAACTAAATTGTCGCTGTCTACCATTAGTCTTGCTTTGACCAGTATTTCATCGAGCCACTCTTCATAC